CAGCAAGCCAAGCCCAAGCAAAAGCCGCCTTAGATGCTGCAAGAGCTGAAATGGTAAGAGCTGCTGCCACCCGGCAAGAAGCGCAAGCAGAGATGCAATTAATTCAAATTAAGATCGCACATGCCAGAACGGAAGCAGAATTACTCTCCGCCAAACAACTTGCCGAAGCGCAAAGCAAGCGATTAACTACCGCCATTAATATGGAAACCGCAGCGCAAAAAAATCTTTCCGTTGCGCAAAAGACGGCAAGTATGGGAAGCCGAGCATTAGGTGCTGCACTTGGATTTGTTGGTGGACCTTGGGGGGCAATGGCAATCGCTGCCACAACAGCTGTTGGTGCTATTTACGAATATTCGCAGAAAACTGAACAGGCACGGCAAGATTCTCTCGCTTTTGCTGATTCTCTTAATGTAACAGCTGAATCATTCAAAACTATGACCGGCGATATGCTAGGTGGAATGAAAGCCAAGTTAGAGCAATCAATCGGCGTACAACGCGAAGAATTAGCAAAACTGCGCGAGGAATTAGCAAAGCTCGAACAACAAGCCTCAAATTCTAATCGCTTAATGAACGAGCAAGGATTAGCAAATAACAAAACAATCCTTGAGGGCTACAATAAGTTACTGCAAGAAGTCGCCATTAAGAAAGGCGAAGTGTCAGAAGCAAATCGAAAATTAGAAAAATCAGAACAAGATCTTGCGACGATTACCGGACAAGTACCTGTTGCTGAGCTTAATTCAAAATTAAAAGAGTTACTGCCTAGCCTTGATTTATCCAAGGTAAATATTGATAACGTAGGCTTCTCACTTGAAGATTTAAACCGAATTTTCCCAAGCGTAGAAAGTGGTACGGTATCCATTACTGGCGCAGTACAACAAATGGGCGCAATGGCTATTTTGGTAGCCGGTCAATTTGATGCACTCGGGCTCTCGGTACAAAACGCACTAAGCGACAAGGCACAAAAAATGATTGACCGCCAAAGTCGTCAAATTGCAATAAATCGAGCTAAAACGCCAGAAGAAGCGCGTCGATTACGCGCAGAAGATGCCGCGTTAAGTGCGGGATTTTCTAAAGGTACTGCAGATTATGATGCTGTGTTTGCCAATTCGCTTGAGCTTTATCAATCACAAGACATCAAGAAATCCCAAAGTAAAACTGGTAGGTCAAAAGGATCTAAAACCGACTACGTAAAACAATATACAGATCAAATTAGCGAGATGCAGAAGCGATTGGCGGAAGTTAAAGCTAATGCTCAAGATATCGCACTATTTGGTCAAACTAGCCAATACCAAGAGGTAAACAAACTCACCCAAGATATTGCGGCAAATGCTGAAAAATACGCACACTTTGGCATGGAGGGATTGGCAAAACTCAAAGATATGGCAGCACAGATTGATGCAGCGCAACAAGAAGTCGCAATTAATCAATTTGCTTTTGATAATTCAGAAAAGCTCAAAGCGATGGAGTTTGAGCTTACGCTTTTAGGCAAAACGCGCCAAGAGCAAGAGTTACTGCAATACAATCATCAGTTAGATTTGGAAGCGGCAAAACTTAAAATCGGCATGTCACAAGAAAACATTGCGAAACTCGATGAAGAAATTGCCAAGCTCAAAGAACGCCGTGTGGTTATTCAACAACAAACCGAAGATTCTCGCGGTAGCGCACTGCTCGGCTTTCAGCAAGGTATGCAGACTATTGAAGATCAGGTTTCAAATGTTTCGGGCAATATCAGCAATTTAACGGTGAGCGCTTTCGGCAATATGTCCGATGCCTTGACCGATTTTGTGATGACAGGCAAAGCTGATTTCGGTTCAATGGCAAAATCCATCATTAAAGACATCATTCAGATGACGGCAAAAATGCTGATTTTTCGTGCTATCTCCTCTGCTTTCGGTGGTTTTTCCGGTGGTGGATTAGTTGGTAATGCGCCGGTTGCTGGCGCAGGAAATGATTTATTTGGCATGTTTGATGTGGGCGGTTATACCGGTGACGGTGGCAAATACACGCCAGCCGGTATCGTCCATCGGGGCGAATACGTGATTACGAAAGAAGCCACTGCTCGTTTGGGCCGTGGCTTTTTAGATCACCTCAATTATGGTGGCGTGAGACGTGGATTTGCTAACGGTGGTGGCGTTGGTGTACCAAGTCTGCCTACTCTATCCTATCAACCTCAAAGTGCGGGCAAAATCTCCGTTAAAGTCATCAATAACGGTGAACCGATGGATGCCACAGTGAGCCAACAACAGCGAGACGGACAAATGGAAATCACCGTTGAATTAATGCGACAAATTGCTCAGCAAGAATCTGGCAAGATGTTGCAACAGAATATGCGTGCCGGCGGCATGTTTGCTTAACCCAAAAGAAAAGCCAAGAGTTCCCGCTCTTGGCTTTTTTCATTCCGATTAAGTACGATTTAAAAGGAACAAATTAATATATGAATGATAAACGATTTACCTTCAAATTTCTAGGAGTTCTTATGGAAGCTATCAATATCACGCCAAAAAAAATTCGTAAAACCATGTGGACTACAGCAACAATTCTAATTTTATTTGCCCTAATATGGAAACTCCCTGACCTAATCACCGGTATTCGTTGGTGGTAGTTATGGAAACATTCAAATGGTGCATCCGCCCCAATTACAGCATAGATAACGAGCCGGATATTAGCGAGGTCGAATTTGGCGATGGTTACACGCAACGCCGACCAAACGGTATCCATGCGCAACTCAATACTTATTCTGTCTCAATCAAAGCGCATAATAAAAGTGCGGTCGAAATTTTCGCATTTTTTGAACGCCACAAAGGGTTCTTACCGTTTTACTTTATCGATCCTTTAACCAAACAGCGGAAAAAAGTGATTTGTAAAAAGTGGCCAGCCAAAGTTGGTCAAACCTACACTGAAATCAACTGCGATTTTAAAGAGGAGCCATAATGCCAGCTTTAATCAGTAACGAGTTCAAACTGGAGCTTGCTAAACTTGAGCAAAATGCGCTGATTGAACTCTTTGAGGTGGATTTGCGCAGTCTAAAAGATGCCGATGGAATTAACGGCGAAGTCTATCGCTTTTATGCTGGAAAAAACGAATTATCACAGTCTATTGTGTGGCAAGGTAAACAATACGATCCTTTCGGTGTAAAAGCGGAAGGTTTTGAGTTATCTGGACAAGGTCCGAGTAATCGCCCCACCCTCACCATTGCGAATGTGAATGGATTTGTTACCGCACTTTTGATTAGATTCGATCAGTGCTTGGGGGCGATTGTCCGCCGCCGCATGGTCTATATGCAGTATCTTGACGCGGTAAACTTTGCGGGCGGAAACAAGCAAGCCGACCCGACGCAAGAGGCATTAAGTTTGTTTGTTATTGAGCAAGTGGCGACACATAAGCGTGATGTTATCTCGTTTACGTTGGCTTTGCCGATGGAAACGGACAACGCTTACATATCATGCCGCACGATTACAACAATTTGCTCATGGCTTTACCGTGGCGTGGAGTGCGGTTATAACGGGGCGGCGGTGGCGGACGAAAAAGACCAACCCACCAACGACCCGAAAAAAGACAAGTGCAGCGGATTAGTTAGCGGGTGCGCCTTGCGTAAAAATCTGCTTAATTTTGGTGGATTCCCGAGCGTTGATAAACTGGGGTAAAAATGAACATACCAAAAAAATTAAAAACCGAGTTAATCAAACTCGCTAAACAAAACGAGCCGCGCGAAATGTGCGGCTTTGTCATTTTAAACGGGGGCGAACTGGAGTTTATTAACTGCGAAAATATCGCAGACGACCCGGAAAACTTTTTCGAGATTTCGCCTGATGATTTTGTTTCCGCAGGCTTCCGTTATGACATTGTCGCCATTGTTCATTCCCACCCAGGCGGCGATCCTGTTTTGTCGGTGGCGGATTTCCAGATGCAACAAAACACGGGCATGGATTGGTGGCTTGTCTGCGGTGATGATGTGTATCAATTCCCATTTTTCGAGCCTTTGCTTGGGCGTCAATTTGTTCACGGGCATACGGATTGTTACACGCTATTCCGCGATTTTTATCGATTGGCGGGTGTTGAGTTTCCGAATTTTGAACGGGATGATTATTGGTGGGAGGACGGTTTAAACCTCTATATGGATCACATGGAGGAACAAGGATTTAACCGAATTAATGACTTAGCGGAGTTACAAGTTGGCGATGTAATCTTAATCCAAGTCGGTGCGGATGTGGCTAATCATGCGGCGATTTATATCGGCGATCAAATGGTGTTGCATCACAGTCCGCGCAGATTATCAAAGCGGGATTTGTACGATGGTTATTGGCTCAAGCATACGCATAGTTTATGGAGATTTAAAAATTGGTCACAGTTAAACTTTACGGCAGCCTTAAACAATTTGGCAGTGAATTTAAGCTCGATGTAAAAGACACGGCGGAAATTATCCGTGCGTTGTGTAGTCAGTTGCCGAAATTCAGAGAAACACTATCGAAAGGCTTTTACAAGGTGCGCATTGGTAAACGTTACATGGATAGCCGCTACGTTGAGCGCGATCTTGGCTGTCAATTAAAAGATGGAATGACAGTGCATTTTACCCCGGTTATTGCCGGAGCGAAGAAAGCGGGAATTTTCTCGGTCATTATCGGCGTGGTGCTAATGGTTGCTTCAATTTGGACTGGAGGCTCCACATTTGCTGCGGGGTTGGCTATGACCTTGGGCGGTGTTGCTCAAATGCTAACAAAAACCCCGACAATGCCCGGGCAGGG